TGGACATCACGGTCTTGCCGGTACCCATGTCGGCGGCAATAAGGTACCGGCCCCGGTCGAGCGCGGCGTCGACTACGGGGTCCTGGTACGGGTGAAGTTTTCCAGTCAGCATCAGTCGATGTCGTACTTGATCCGTTGCGGGTCGACACGCAGGCCCTTGGGGGACTCGTTCACACCGGTCGCGGTAACCAGGGCAACCTCAGCACCCAACAGCTTGTCGAGTATCAAGTCAAGATTATCGATCGCGACGCGTGGAAGGAACAACCCGTCCTCTTCGGTGTACCTGGTGTGGTCTCGCTCCGTTGCCCACTTACTCGCGGAGACGATGTTCTTCTGCAGTAGCTTCTTCCATTCCTCCAGGGGAAGGAACGGGTAATGCCCGAACATGGGTGACCTGTACATAAGGTCGCGGCGCAGGCGCTCGGCCTCGATCTCGTTCATGGCCAGGACGACACGGTGCGCCGGGTCCCCAAGGAACCACTCCAGTGTCTGGTGGGTCTTACCGTACTGCCGTCCCCATAGCATCCAGCGGATCATTCTGTTCCTCCCTTGAATGGGCACACCGGGTAATGATCCGCCGGGGGCGGCCCCGACTCATAACCCGTGTACAGGTAACTCTCCAGGCAGTCACCACATATGTAGCCAATGCCCTTTAGCTTCGCCGTTACGTTCCTCCGGCCACAGCAGTCACATTCGTACATCAGCACGACCTATGTTCACCGGTCAGCGGAAGGAAGTGCGTCTCCATCAGCGTGATCCCTTAGTCCGTGTCGAGTACCCTGCTTGAAGCAGTACGGAAAGTAGTTCATGCACCGCGTTCTCAGTCAGCGACACGTTCAGGTAGGGCCGGACGATCTCGTTAATGCGGTCGACGTCCTCTTCGCCCTCTATGCAGATCCTTCCCTGCCACACCATGCGGCCCGTGTCGTCCAGCAGGTCCATGTAGGCCCATTCGTGGTCTAGAACCGCACTGTCATCCGCCGCGTCGCGTTCTGAATTCCCCACAGTATGTCCTCTCCCTCCAGCCACAGCTCGCCCGGGTCCTTGCACTTCGTCTCGCCGTAGTTATAGAAGCTCAGCGGCAGCCGCTTGAATTCCTTGCGTAGCAGCTCGGCCATTTCCCATCCGGCCTCGTCGTTGTCTCCCGCGAAGATAAGCTCGTCACAGTGTGACGTCAGAAGAGAGAGCTGCACACCTGATACACGTACGCCGTAGCTAGAGACCGCGCTTCGGCATCCGGCACTCCGGAAGACAGCAACGTCGAGTGGACTTTCCACCAGAACGCCTCTAACTGGAGGATCATGAGAGATGGCATGGAGTCCGAATAGGTAGTCTGCTTTCTGGACGCCCCCCACTCCACGCTTCCGGTCATCTCCCGGGTAGTTCCAGACATCGTGGCCCCTCTTAACCTGCCAGCCCGCGAGCTTCCCGTCCTCGTCCCTCATGGGCAGAATCCAGGCGCGCTCCTTCGGGTCCCATAGTATGCCAAGGGACTCGGCCGCGTCGAAATCGATGCCACGCTTCCGCAGTTCTTTCTCCGGTGGCGCGGTGAAGAGGGCAAGGCTCGCCTCGTTTATCACGCGGGTCGTGTCGACTCGGTGCGAGGATAGCTCCAGACGGTCCGCAGCGCCACGGAGACGGCCGATCGCACGAGTCTGGCACCAGAGTGCTGCCTTCTCCTCAGACATGCCCTTGACGCGCTGTACGAGCTGTACGAACTGACCCGCCTTGTCGCAGACAAAGCAATGGAAGACGCCACTGTCGACGTGGACATAGCACGAGGGGCTATGGTCCTGGTGGAACAGGCAGAGGATCTTAGCGTTGTCCCCGCCAATGGAATAGTCCAGGCCAAGCTCGTCCAGGGCAGCCGGAACGTCGCTCGGCACCGGCCGCCGGATGAACTCGCGCCGCTCGGTCATGAATCAGGGCCCCATGATGTTTCGATATAGATCGTGGCAATGTAGTCCTCGACCGAATCCTGGCTGCCCTCGTACTCATGCCACTTGCGTGCAAGCTTCTCAACGTTCAGCCACTCCGGCTTGTCACCGAAGTTAAAGTCGAACGGGAAATGCACAACCTCGACCAGCCAGGCATAAAGATGATCGATGGTCTCTTCAAGCTCCTCTATGTACGCATCCTGCGCTGCATGCTCAAACATTAGTCCTCCCAGACCACGGCGGTACCGAACAGTTCCTCAATCCACTCAAGGCTTCTCGCGTAGCCCCGGTTAAAGTCCGACGCCGTTCGCACGGTGCGCCACGGGAACTCACTGCTACCTGAGTCGTCGGTCCAGAGGTTCCCCTCGCCGTCGATGATCTCCATTACTCGTCCCTGTACTTCCCTAGCACGAATGCCCTGGTGATCAGGTCGCAGGCCAGCCGGTACCTCGGAGTGTTGCCCCAGATCTTGAAGGCTTCCTCATACACCGGGTCCAGAATCTCCTGGTCCTCCCGCGTGACTATCCGTGGTTCCATGATGTGTCCTCTTATCCGTGGTTCCATTACTCGTCCTCGTCTTGTGGCACCCGGAGGTCCCGGTCCCCGGGCTCGGGCTTGATTCCGTTGGGCCACTTGCTTTCCGGACGACCGCACCAGCAGGGGTTAACCACGCCGGGGGTCCCGTGGTAGTGCATAGCCATTACTCGTCCTCGTCCTCTTCGTCGTCGTCATCGAAGTTCTCCATCACCCGGAACTCCGACCGCGCCCAGTGCCAGGTGCCCTTGACCGTGGGCAGGTACCTGGTACGGGAGCGCGAGCACTGGATCGTATTCAGCCAGGTCTCCCGGTCCATGTCCAGCGTCAGCACCATGTCAGAGAACATGATCAGGCCGGTACCGCCCATCATCGTGTTGTCGTCCAGGTCGCCCTTCTTGCCACCGCGCGCCTGCTTCTCCCGGACCTGCATCGTCACGACGATCACGATGTTATGCCGGAGGCAGAGATTGTGCAGGTCGGCGGCGAGGTTATCGTGACCCTCCCAGTTCGACCCGGGCTTCCCCGTCTTGCTGTCGATCAGGAAGTAGAAGCCGTCAAGGAACACGACGTGCGGGCGGTACCTCTCGATGTCCATCTCAAGATCCTGGATGGTGTACTTCCCGGTCGGCTGAATGACGTGGAGGTACTCCTCATTGCCGCGATTCGACTTCGCCATCCGGACGCGCTTCTTCTCAACCTCGTCCAGGCGTCCGCGAACGTACCGGTCGTATTCAACCCCGGCGGCGAAGCAATCCAGCCGCTCGGCAATCGACTCGCCCTTGATTTCCACCGTGACCACGAGGGAATTCCAGCCGTCCTCGTGAGCCTGAAGCGCGGCCTTGAGCAAGTGACTGGTCTTGCAGGCCTTAGCCCGGCCGAGGAAGGTTATCATCTCGCTCGACTGCCAGCCGGAGAACTTCTCGTCTAGCTTCGGGATACCCGTGCGAATGCCCGGCTTCTCCTTGCGGTTCAGCTTGGACTCAAGGTCATAGTCCTGGCTGTCCCAGGGGATCTGCACACTCCGGCTAGTCCGCTCCGCGCGGATCTTCCGGGCGGTCTCTTCCATCTTGGAGATCGCGAGTTCAAGGTCACCGGACTCGAACGCGTCGATGAATTCCGAGCCGCCCTCTTCCAGTTGGACGCGGGTCACGTCGGACTTCACCATCGCCAGGAGTTCTTCGACCTTGAGATCGGACTTCGGCAGGCGAAGGGACTCGGGCGGGTAGGAATGCTGGAAGAAGCTCAGGCTCGGGACCTCACGGTAGTCCTCCCAGTGCCGGAGGATAAACCGGTAGGCGTCAAGGTCCGAGTCCCCGAAGATCGCGGCGCGGGAAAGATCCTGCTTGTCGTTAATCCAGTCGGGCCCGAACCCTGCGTCCAGGAACTTCTTGAGAGCGCCCTTCTCTGTTAAAACGGCGCGGAGTAGCTCACGTCCTAGATCCATTGCCTGCCTCTATGAATCCGGTGAGGAGTACGTCCGCGCCCTTACGGATCTCGAAGTAGTGCTCCGGGAAGTCCGGCTCCTCGAAGATGTCGATGCCGAACAGCGGGCCGGTCACCAACGCTAGCTGCTGCCGGAAGAACTCCTCCTGCAAGCAGTGCGTACGCAGAATAGGCATGACCTCCGCGCCGCAGTGGAATGTCTGGCGCTCGGTCATCGAACGGTCAGCTTCTCGCCCGGGTGGTTCAGGATCAGGGTGAATATCCGGAGCTGCCACGGGGTGATCTGGTCGGCCAGGCCGATGGTCGCCAGGAGGTCCTGCACGTCCCGCTCGGTGTACTTGACGGGCCGGAGGTACTCGTCCAGCGCCGCGAGCCGGGACGAGAAGTCCAGCCACGCCGCCCCGTGCTGGACATTGGCGTCGCGATACTCGACCCACTGACCACGGACCTTGTGAAGCTCCCGCGTGCTGAGGGATGCGAAGTACTCGTTCCAGTTGTATCCGGTGTCACTCATGGCCAGGTTCCTCCTTGGCGTAGCTCTGCTCGTAGTCTGACGGGCCGTACTGCTCCTCGATCTGCCGTACGATCCACAGGTTGTGCCCGTGCTGCCAGACTTCCTTGATCATATCGCTGAACACCACCGGCCCGCAAAAGAAGTCGACGGCGTACTCATCCTCGTGGTACCGCGCGAAGTGCCGGGTGATCGCCGCTGACACAACCTCCTGCCACGGGGCACTCCGGTTGCTGCCGTCCAGGGACCACCGCTTCTTGCGGAGGTAGAGAACCTGGCGGAAGTCATCGCAGCGGTCCTTGAGTGCGGCGTAGATGATCGGCCTGCCCACGGCGAGCTGGATTCCCTCCCTGGCGGCACACTGCTCGAACTGCAGGGCCAGGGACCAGACGTCCGGGTCCCATCCTGCGGGGCACTGGTTCCTGTCGAACTCGCGGGGCCCCTTCCTCTCCTGGTGCCGGGGGTCCTGACGGTACGAGGGACGGGAGGTTGCCCTGGTGTCCCTGATCTTCTCTGCGACTTCCTTGTCCCAGCTCTTGCGATTACTCACTTCGGCCTCCTTGGTGGGTGAGTAAGCAACGACGGTGACGCGCAAGCGTCTTCGTTAGTTCTAGAATTCGTTAGTTCTAGAAGACGCATATCCGCAGGTGAGAGGTGGTGCGCTGTGTCAATTTGAGACTGACCAGTGTCAAATTGAGACTGGCGAGTGTCAATTTGAGATTTTGATGTGTCAGATTGAGATTTTGCCAGCTTCCTTCGGTGGTCCCTGTCACGCCGGTTCTGGGGGGTTAGGAGCACCTGCACCTGCAACCCGCCGTCGTCGGCTGGCCACATAAGAATCCACCCGGCTTCACGCAGACTCTTCAGGCTGCGGAACACGGTCGACCGGGACAGGCCGGTGTATTTCACGATGGCATCCTGGGTGGCGAACTTGGAGTCCACCACACCGTCTTCCTTCTTGTGGAACTTGTCCCCCCACCACGCGGAGGACAGCATGTAGAACAGGACGGCGATATCCCCAGCAGTCCCGACCTTGCCGGTCTCCTCGATCTCACGGCACATGTTGTACCGCGCGTCGAACATGCTGGTGATCTTCTTGTACTCACCCACGGCACTTCACCACGTGGTCAGCCGCCTGGCTGTTGATGAATATCGTTTTCTTCTTTTCCATGTCTCCTCCTAGTAGCCGAACTGGTTCGCGTCGGTCAGGTAGCGTCCCTTCTGGCCGAAATAAAGCTGGTACTGCTCATAGCAGTGATAGACCCGAACGAGGTCTCGCATGTACGCGAGCTTCCGTCCCAGGATTTTCGGTGTCGTCGCCCAGACCTTATGGACGGGCAGCTCCTCGTCACCTATCCTCCGGGCGACCGCCTCAGCCCACTTGTCCGGGCCAAGGAATGTGATGACGTCGATCTGCATGGACATCCGGAATGACCTGTCCCAGACGACCGTCTCAAGTTTCTGGTTGAACTCGAAGAGGTCGACCGCCTTATCAAACTCGCCCCGGTCCATGTGCCGGTTGTACTGCCGCTGCGCGTGCTCGTCAGGCAGCCAGGCCAGGGCACCCTCAAACACGAGCGCAATGCGGGGCACCGGTTCGGAGCTGAGGTCGTTATTCTTCATCGTCGTCGTGCGCGGACATCAGGGCGTCGAAGAACGGGGGAATCCACTCCCAGCACTTTGGCAGCCTGATCTCAGGCTCGCGTGGCTTCATGTCGATGATGGTCTTCACAGCCAGTACTTCCACCAGAGCAGGAAGGCCCGCCACCGGAGCTTGCCGTTCTCGTCACCGTAGAACCACGTGACGAACCCGAACATGCTGTAGTTAACCCCGATGACAAGCAGGGCCGCTAACACGTACGCCACGTATCTCCCTTCGTTTTGTATTCGTTTTGCCGGAGGGGTATTCTTGGAAGTGTCGGTGCCTCCTCCTCACCGAGGAACGGCCTCCCAGGTTGAGTATCTCCCCGGGAGGCCTTTCCATTTCCCCTACTTCCCGGTGTGCTTACCGTAGTAGACCAGGCCTACGCCCACGCCGACAATCAGCCACACCGAGAGGTAAAGGAGGGCGATCACTTCAGTCCCTGCTCCTTCTCTTGTGCGGGGGTGAGGTAGACGGCGGTCTCTCCGGCACGCGGCTTCCCGCGCCCCCGCTTCCGCAGGGCCCCGGACTCGTCGTCCCGGATGTAGGCCGTGGTCGGGCCGTTCGCCGGAGGGGTGGCCACCTTGTCTAGCGACCATCCGGCCTTGCCGTACGGCTCCGCTAGCGGACCCTCCTCCGTGGCCGAGACACCCTCCAGGGCGCTCAGAGCACCACGGAGAGCCACGATCAGAAGCTCCCGGAGTGATTCATTGCTGACGGAAACAAGTTCGCCAGGGACGCTCTCCGGGCCGCCCTGGGCCAGCTTGCTGAAGTCGAATCCCTTCGGCTTGTCGTCCTTGAACGGCGGGTCGAACGGCGGGGCGTCGTCCTGCACGTTCTTCAGGTCATCCAGGGCCTTGGTCCCGATGTCCTCGATCTCGGAGCGCGTCCGGGGCTTGCCCCTTGTGCGGGCCGGAGCGGGCTTCTCCGCTTCCGGGGTTGGCTCCGTACGCCGACGCCGCTTAGTGGGCGCAGGCTCCGGCTCTGGCTCGGGGAGAACCTCTTCCGAGTCGTCCTCGGTCGCGGTGACTTCATCTAGCCCGGCGGCGAGGTCCAGGACCCTGATTCCGGAGTCGATTACTGACTCCGCGAGGTCGGCGGTCGCGTCGTCCGCTCCCTCGTCCCCGGCGATGATCACCAGCACCGGCTCCTGCTTGTCGGTATCACGCGCCTCGATCAGGGTGTCAGTGAAGTCGGTCAGTGCGACGGCCTTGAACGGGTCCTCGCTGGCGTCCTCGTCTCCCCAGTACTTGGTGAGGTAGGCGACGACGTTCGCCAGGCCCGGCTGCGTCTTCTCGGAGATCTTGTCGGGGACGATGAATTCCTTTACGTCCCGCGCACCGATGAGCTGGTCATCAAGCAGGGACCTGACGTTCGCGGGGGTGACTGACCCCGAACCGGCGAACGCGATTAGCAGTTCCGCATCAGACATGCGGTTCCTCCTTTGGGTACGGTGATGAACCTTCCGGTAAGAAGGCTACCTCCTGGCCTGTTCACCAGTCGAAACTAGATCGTCGGAACGCGGCGGCCGACCTTGCTGGCCCGCTGCCCCGGCCGGTGCCCTAGACCGGTGAGCTTGTAGTGTCCCGGCAGGTGCGGTCGTGGCAGGGACCATGGCTTCGCACGCACGCCGACCAGGGTGAGCAGGAGCATGAGCAGGGTGACGATCCCGGCAGCGGCCAGGGCCATGAGAACGTGGGGGTACGTTACCTGAATCAGGCCGTAGGCGATGCCGCCGTACAGCAGGAGGGCCACCTGGTCCGGGAGAGTAAACGGCAGCAGGAACCGCAGGGTGTTCCATACGTAGAAGGCAGCCAGTCCGGCGAGAATTAGTTCCATGTCTAGCTCCGATTATTGATTCCGGGTTCAGTCTATTACTGCGTCGGCGGCTTGTTGTACTCCGGGTCGGCGGCGGTGATCTCCACCGGGATGTTCCGGTCCAGGATGTCGTGGATGACTCCCTGCCCGGCGGTGTACCCCTCGTAGAAGTAACTACGAGACAGGCCCGCCGTGCCTTCCCACATGTAATCGGGATTACCGTCGTTCCCGTCGAAGTAATTCCCGACGATCTCACCGGCTTCAATCAGGTTCTGGGTGATTCCGAAGGTGACTGGCCAGGTCCCGTCTGATACGGGGGCGAGGATAATCAGCATGGTCGATGCCGTCGCCTTGAACGTAACGTGTGGGCGAACCCAGGCTTGTGTCCCGTCCGGGTGCGTCTGAGGAAGGGCGTTCACCGTGGCACCCGGCACGCCACCGTTAACTCCGGCAACCTGAAGCTGAATGTCAGTGAGATGAGCCGACTCGGGGAGACCGTAGACAGAGCAGGTGTACATGTCCCCGGCAATCAGGCCGGATACCGTGACCGACACGGAGTCTCCCGACGCACAGGTAACGTGACCGGAACTACCGGTCAGGCCGTAGTGAACGGTGGAGTCCCGCGTGATCGTGGCAGACCCTAGAGCTGACCATCCGGCGGTCGACACGGCAAACGACGGGTTCGGGGAGTAGTTAAGGCGTGTCGGCTTTACCCGAACGTGCAGCGCCCGTGGTGTGTCATAGGCAGCGGGAACGGGCGCGCTGTCCACGGCGTCTGACAGGGGCAGCAGCTCGGCCTGCACAGCGGTAAGGTTCTCGGCCACTCCGGCTGGCACGGTATTGTACTGGAATCCCGGAACCATGAAAGCGGCGCGCTTCCACAGAAGGGACCCGTCTGACACCGGGTAGTCCAGTGGCGGGTAGAAGACACCCCAGTTGCGGTTATAGTTCGAGTGCCCCGTCGACTGGTTCGCCGTGTTCCATCCGACGTATGTCATCGCCGGGTCGGGGTCATTCATCTCCCACATGCCGAAGTCATCGAACGCCGCCACCGGAGCAGCCAGCGTAAGGATTACCGATCCGCCGGATACGATGTTCCCGGGATTCGGAACCATCGTGAAGGTCCGGCCCGGGGTGATCAGCTCGACTGACCCCTCGATTACGGTACCGCCGTCGAGGGTAAATGCATTCTGGTAGAGCTGCTCACCAATTACGAACGGGTGATGGGGAGACTCTGGCTCGTACTGAACACAGTCGACCATGAAGCTAAGGACCTGCGCGGAGTCGGTCCACACGACGACGTACGCGTCAGCGTCCAGGGCAACGTTAAGGCCATCGAGTGCGACAGTCTGCCAGGCGGGTGACAAGTTAACATGGACCTGGCCAAGGATGCTTGCCTGCCCGCCGCCAATAGCGGGAGACAAGGCGGTTACCAGCAAGCTCCCCGTTTCCCCGTTAAGGGCGATCTGCATACTGCACAGGCCGGTAATCCCAGTGAAGGCTTCCATCGGGCCGACAAAACCCTCACCGGGCTGGTGGCCGTCCGTGGTGACCAGCATTGAGTACTGGCCGTCGAGTGAAGCCTGCGAGGTCGACGCAAGAACGGTGCCCGGCAGTGCGGTGTACCCTGCTAGTGACCCCTGCGGGATGGAATCTACTACCGTTTCAAACGACGGGTTCGGGCAGAGGTTAGTCGTGTATGGCGCGGTCACGTCTGCTCCACAATTACACCATGCTTCGTGGCACTCGAATTGAATGTATCCGAGACTGAGCTTACCGGAGTTCCCCCGGCGTTCCGGAATACCTGGATTACGGGCCCGTTCAGGACGATGATCATCCTGTCGTTATCAGCGAAGGCAGTTGAGTGCGTAGCGACGAGTGCCCATGTCCCGGCGACCTTCTTCCTAAGGTCTGTGCGGCTGCACCGCCAGTAGTTGTTATCGTCGGTGTACCGGAAGACCATACCCTGGGTCTGCCCGGACTGCGGCCCGGTTCGGAAAGTCACGCCGAGCTTCGTGTTCGCCGGTCCGGGAACCAGTCCAATTGATCGTTGTCCTGGGATCAGGGGCCAGCAGTTACCGTTACCCACGGAGAAGTTTCCAACTGGGGTCTGCCAGGCCAATAGGTTATCATCAGTGGTCCGTCCGGTCAGGGTATTAGTATTCAGCAGGCTAGTCGTCGGGGTAAACGTAACCTGGCTCGTCACAGTAAGCCCCGATGCGACGGGGGCACCAGTGGCCATGAGAAAGTAGGCCGACACATTAATAGGAGACGCGTCCGCACCGATTGTGACGGATGCCGAGGTGGCACCGGCTGGGACGGTCGCGGTCGACCGGATACCGGGCTGTCCCGCCTGCCGGGCGAACTGGGTAGTTCCTATCGGCTGGTTACTGTTCGGTCCGTACCAGGTGATGGTTGCCCCGATGAACCCCGGAGCGGTAAACCCGAAACCGTACTCGATGCCGGGAATCACAGGGAGCGCCGGGAAGGTATAGTTCGTTGAACCTGTCGATACGGGGTTCGGAATGGCAATAAGGTTCGGCGTGCTCCCGCTGCCCTGGGTGTAGGCCGGGGCCACATAGTCGACTTCGACTGTCACCGGGCTTCCTCCTGGAAGCTGGATGGTGGCAGACGTCAGGCTGGTCGGGGTGCCCGCCCATGCATTGATCACGGGGATGCCGTTAATGAGCAGGCGCGTCCCCCCGCCGAGTCCCTTCAGGGAGAAGGTATAGTTGCCGGTCGACGGTGGGAGGAAGCGCGTTACCCAGCTAGCGGACCATCCGGTGTTGGCCAGGCTCGGGAACAGGGAGGTCGTCCCGTCGAGGCTGAAGTTCACATTCGGAACTGACTGGCTTCCGACCGGCGTCCCAGTTAGAGTCTGGTTCTGCCAGTACGTGGCCTGCCAGGGGCCAATGGGAGCCGTATTGTTACCCTGTACATTGAAGACTCGGCTTGACCCGGTAAAGGAGTCAAACATAAAGTTATCTGGCTTACTCGGGTTACCGGTTGTTGACGTGTTCCGTGCGGTGACCCGGGTGATGAAGTTTCCGGTGGCGTCATACCATTCCATGCATGGGTTTACCTTTACCGGATTGCCTGTACCGGTCATGTTGTCACTGATGTACCCGCTCGCCGCAATCCTGATACGCCGCGACTCAGACAGGGGGGCCCACTCCGGTGTTGCTATATTGTTCGCGGGCGGACGGATACCGGTTGAGGCACGCAGCGCCGTGAACGGCTGCCCCTGGCAGAGCACTATGTCTCCGGTGCCGTACCGAATAGCGGGGCTCCACTGCTGTGAGTCCCGAACGTACGGAACGGGCACCGCATCCTGTACGGCGCTCTGCGGATCGACTGCCCACGGGGCTCCGGTAACTTGGCTTGGCTGCCGGGCTGCACTACGAATGATGAGAGTCTTTGAACTGGCCGCCGTGTTCTTCAACCGCAGGCTATTCCAGGCGTTACCTGTACCCGGGAGGTTTTTTACCCCTAGGCCCTGGATTAGTGACCCGGCAGTTGGCAAGCCAGACGTCGCGCTAATATCCACGGCTTCCCAGGTACTGGGAAAGCCCGTGCCGGAGTTCAACAGGGTATGCAGGGTGGTATCGTCCGCGTCCTTTACGACTTTCCAGTTCGCGCTCTGGGTGACAACCCCCGTGGGGTCGATTCCCTGGCAAGGACTAATGCACTGGTACCAGAAACCAAGGCCGGGCCACTGCCGGGACAGGACCGGTGCTCCGGTCCAGACGTAATCCCCGATGTAGTAGTACCGGTAAGGGGAATACGGGGTGAAGATCGGGTGGATGAATGTCGACTGGTCGTCCTCAAGCATAAGGTTTGGGCCGGTCGTGATATCGGCTGCCCATCCGGTGCGGATGATAATCTCATTCCCGATACCCTGGGTCGTCCCCCCTTCACGACAGACATGGGCCTGGTTTGCGACTGCCTTTCGGATCGTGTAGGCGGGCAGCTCAGGGGAGAAATGAAGTCCGACCTCGGCCGCTAGATTCCAGAGGTCGTCAATCGGGATGACCATCGGGTCGTTATAGTGCTCGGCCAGCATTCCGTACTGCGTGCGCAGGTAGTCGGCGCTGTACCCCAGGACGTTCACGAACTGCTTGAGGTACGGGTTACCAGCCGCGTCCCCGGTTAGCTCGCCACCGGTTTCCGGCAGAGTTCGGAAGTGCTCGGGCAGACGGTTCCACATGTCATTGCTCGAACCGTAATCCTTAACGGCCAGGCAACCGGAGACTCCGCTGCGAATCCAGATGTTATTCGTGACGTCGACAAGAACGTAGAACCCGTAGTAGTGGTACGTCCCGGCGATGACCGAGGTATCCACGTAGGAGGAACCGGGGTACGTGGTGGAATCGAACAGCACCGTTCCGTCAGTCTCATTTA